ATTCACAATTCAAGAATATAAACCACTGATTATAAGCAAGTTAAGATAATTGAAGTGAAGTATTAATCTAAGTAAACTATCGTAACTGACTGAAATAAAGATAGTTAGATCCTATGCGCGCGCGTGTATGTGAACTTCAGTTTTCCTTTTCAACTAGGTAGGGACTAGTTACCATGTATAAGTCCCCTAAAAACACAGATATTTTCTAAGTTAAAAAACCAGATACTTTTAAAGTACCAGGGGGTTATTTAGGATTTAGGGTACTTGTGATTATAGATATTAAAATAGGTGGGAGGGGTATTTTTGCTGATACTGTCCTTTTATACATAATAATAATTTCAATAGGATTTCAATTATTATCATTTATATTCGGTGTTATAGATATTCTTTTAGCATTGTAGGGATAAACTAATAAAGGACTTTTTTTAAAAAAGGTAGATTGGTATTAGGTTTTTGTCTTGCTAAAGGTGCAGTGATTTTGACGTTAGCAAAAAGTGAATACAAAGTGCCTATTTTGGGTAATTTTTATATATATTTGTAAAATATTATTTGCTTATATGGGGTTTAGTAAGTCTGGTATTAACTTGGGGGTATGTGCTTATTGTAAGTGTGAGCTGGATGAGTATAGCAGGACTATAGATCATTTGTATCCTAAGAGCAGGGGAGGTAAGTTAAGTAATAGCAATAAGGTTCCTTGTTGTGGTGATTGCAATAAGATGAAGGGTGATATGAGTGTATGGGAGTTTAGCAAGGCATTGGGTGGTTTAATGTTTTATGAGCATACTAGGCACAAGGAGAGTTTGGCTAGGTTAAAGAAAATTAAGTTAAACGTAGATAGTATAATAGATGAAAGGAAAAGAGATCGATTGGAAGGACAGGATTCTTCAGATGACTGATGGTAATAACCACCATCTTCAGGATTTGGCTGATGAGCTAGTAAGTAAGCCTAAGGTAAAAGTTGAAATCACGGAGTATGACATTCTGGGAGATAGAACTTGGTATAGGGGTGTTACTGTCAAGGTTAATGGTGATGATTTAGGTAAAGACTTATCTAATCCTATTACTATGGTAGAGGCTATACTTAAACACCTGGGGTACGAAGTAGACATAGAAAGTAATTATGATATATGAATAATATAGTATTTGATTTAATATTGTTGGAGGCAGATAGGATACTTGCCCATAAACAAAAAGACCTTGACTTGTATTACAAGAATACGAGTGGCGAGATTGTTCCCCTTGGCGAGGCATATTCAGATTCAGTAAATAACTTGATGCAGGATGTATTCAGAAGAAAGAAGATGCGATATCACATAGCGTTTACCGAGACCATAGATGAGCTAGATAAGATAAAGCCTATATCTAATAAGTTACTTAGGTTTTTTATTAGGGAGATGAACTACGGAAATGTATTGAAGAATTATAGCATCAGGGATATACAACAGGTTACGGGTATCAGCAATAGGTATATGCTTTCTTCGATGAAGGAGATTATAGAAAAAGACTTTATTAGGTTTGAAGTGGAAAGGAATAGGAGGACCTATATGGTTAATCCTATATACTTCTACAAGGGGAGCTTAAAGAAGATTTTCTATAGCGTACAGAAATATAATAATATGCCTAAACAAATTGATTTAAAATAATTAATATATTTGTTGAAATATTAATCGATGAAAACAGATAAGTATTGGGCATCAAACCCAAAGAAGAATGGTAGCTATGTTGATAAAGGAAGGGTAGAAGGTAGACCACCTGCTGCTGCTGATCTTAAAGATGAAGCTCATACTTCTAAACAAACATTTAAGTTGATGTATAAGAATACCAAGGATAAAAAATATTGCGACTAATGAAAAGAAATGCGTTAAAAAAAGCTATGATGTCAGAATACATGAAATCTGAAGCTGAAGAAAAGTACTCTTCTAAAAAAGACAAAGCTAAACACGAGAAAGGTGAGTCCAAGAAGATGGAAATGAAAGAAAAGTTTATGTCTAAATTTAAAAACAAAGCAAAATGAATTTAAAATCTAAAATTTCAGCCGCTTACGATAAGATGAAGCAATCTGGAGGACCAGGGGAACCAGATCCTAAACAAAAAAAACAAGTTGACTTAAAAAGCAAAAGCTATTTTGAAGGCCCCTTTGCTAAAATGAAAGCTAAAAAAGCTATTAAAAGTGGAGGTACAGATGTTGCTGTAGCCGTTAAAAACCCTAAAAATAAAAGGTCTTTATTAAACCCAACAGGAACAAAAAGCGTAACAACATTTAAGGATTACATGGAGAATACTCCTCAAAAAATAAAAACAACTAAGACTCCTTATATTACTCCAATGAAAAAACTTCTTCTTGAGACAAAAAAATTTGAAGATATTAATAAAAACAAATAAAAAAAAGTAAAATGAAAAAACTAGGAAATGCCCTTAAGATGGCAATGGCGAAAGCTCAAATGATGAAAGGCGAAGAGAAAATGGAAAAAATGCCTAAAGGAAAGTCTCTTAAAGTTAAGCAGACTAAAAAAATGAAAAAGTATTAATGGCCTACCTAGACAAAAAGTCAGGCATTGATCCTAAGTTAATCAAGAAAGCTTACGGTAAAGCTCAACAGATTAAAAAACAAAAAGGCAAAGAATCCAAGTGTGGATGCAAATATTAAGGGCTATCAATTGAGGTAGCCCTCATTTTTATAGCTTATGGCAAAAGAAAAAGTAAGAGGTATTAAAACTTCAGATTGGTATCCATCACATCCTGAGTTTCAATATCCAAAAGAATTTGTAAATTGGGTTGATTCCATAAACAGTGGGTGGCAGAATAAAATAAAATATAAAGCCTTCGACCTATACTGTGAACAAGCTAGAGAATGGCTAGAAGACAACACCATCATAACAGACCTACAAACAGAAGAAGATCAATGGCATTGGTTAGCTATTGAAATTCAAAAATGTAAAGACAATACTTTATATTTCTGTAATAAGTATGGATGGATTAAAGAAGATAAATCCGATAACGGAATGCTTAGGTATCAAGCATGGGATGCTCAAAGAGTATTGTTATTTCTTTTTGATTGTGGGTATTCTATGATGATTGGCAAGGCCAGGCAGATTGGTTTCACTACTACCATGTGCCTAGCAGGAATGAAAAGAGTAAACTTTAATAAATCATACTTTATTAAGTTTGTTACACACTCTAAAGAGAAAGGCATTGAGATTTTTAGAGATAAGGTTAAGTGGACATACACTAAGATTCCTCACTTCATGGCGCAAGAAGTAAAAAACTGGACAGACCAGGTGATGTCTTTTGATAAAAAAGGGGAAAGAAAAGGTAGAGATGAAGGGGGAGGCTCTAGATTCCAAGTAGATAGTCCACAGATAGATGCTATTAATGGTGGTTCACCATCCGCTGTGTTTGTAGACGAGATAGGTCTATTTGAAATCTTTGGAGAAATGATGCGAGAAGGTAGACCTGCCTTATTTAAGTATAACCCAGAAACTAAAAAGATGAATATGCAACAGCAGTTTATCGCATGGGGTACAGGTGGAGAAATGGATAAAGGAGGCTCTGTCTTTGAATCAGAATTTAAAATGTGTATATCACAATGGAAAGAAAAAAACTATGAATATGGAATTATACCACTATTTTTCAACGCATACGCAAGAAGAGGAGTCAACGACAATCACATCAACAATGAGAGAAAAGCATACCTTGCCCTTGAAGGAACCAAAAAAGGAGAAGTTGCAAAAGTACAGTTTCATCAGCACTATCCCATCACAATTGATGATATGTTTCTCAGAAAAGCTAGGACCCTCGTGCCTATACACTTCTGTAACCAACGTATTTCCGAAATATATGGAAAAGATATACCAATAGAATATGGATTCTTTGATCCTATTATGGATTTTTCACAACCAACCCCTGATTTAATTACCGAATACAGAATAACAGGTGCTAAATGGGTGAAAACCAGCGGAAGAGAAGACATATCAACCACATCTATGATTGTTCATCATCCCCCTGGAGTAGAATGTTGGAAGAATAGGTGGTATCAAGGTACTGACCCTATAAATTCAGAGACAGGACACTCCATGATGTGTAGTGTTATATGGGATGCCCTTACAAATACCATATCATCAGTAGTATTCCATAGGGATAGAAAATTCAAATACACATACCTACAGGTATTACTACAAAGTTTATACTATGACCAACAAAAAAAGGGAGGGGCAAAGGAATTAGTAGAGAATAATATTGGAGATATGCATGTTGACTTCCAAGAGATACACGGATTTAAAAGTAAATTTACCGCCAATACTCAACTACCTGATTACTTTCAAACGCATGGTGGCAAATGGTTTGGTATCTCTAACAAAGCAAATACAGCGCCTAGAATTATAGCTAAAGCGGAAGAGATGATAGATTCTTATGGACATTCTATAGATGTTCCGTGGTTATGGGAACAATTAAAAACTTTTGTAGAAAAAGATTTAAGAACTGCTACTAGCCATAGACAAACAAGATACCAAGCCGCAGATACTAGGTATGAC